ACCTGCCGACTGATGAGCAATAAACTCCTCAACGTAATTTTCCGTCCTGGCACATAACACACTTGAATCTCTTCCCATACCTGCCACATCGACACCAAGTTTTGATTTCCCTTTCGGTTTTTCCATCTCTTCCCATCTTCTATTAGCGGCTTCAATCCATTCATATGGTATAAGTACGTCCTCTGCAACCTTCGGGAACATTCCGAGTACCTTAACCCTGAAAAGGTCATTAGGACGATACATATTACCTTCCCAAACAAAATCTCCATCACCTTCGTTAAAATCATCTTCCGTTATCCTTGTGCACCATAGCTCTACCTTATCTTTCACCCATTCATAGTTAACCTGTCCAGGATAAACAATTTCTTTCTTTACAACATTTTCCGCATTAAGGGAGTTCAACCTGAATTTCTTAAACCTTTCGGATTTCATCGCCCTTGCTGCATATCCTGTCGTAACGTTCGGGTTGAATACAATTAATAACCTCGAATTTCCTTGTAAGTTTCCCTCGATAGCGTTATAAATATCTTCCGATATACCCGATGCCTCTGTTACCACAAACATTGTATTAACTGCGTGAAACCCAGACCATGCTTCTGTATTGTTATCATCTGCCTTAAATCCTGTTAGAAACCATTCTTCATAATCTGTTCTGATGTCATTAGCCACCAGTCTGCCCGGCAACACTCGTGCTTGCCTGAGCAATCTCCTAATTTCTGGTGTCATGATATTAGTAACCTGCCTCCCCGTAGGTGCTGTTAAGGCTATCTTGGTGTTCTCAATTAAGTTCCCTCTTTTATCAAATTTTGGCGTCAAATACATAAAACACAAAGCAGCACATGCGGCGACATAATCTTTTCCTCTCGATGTGCCACTTGCTACGGCTGTTAGCGGATTGTGCTGTACAGACGTTATAATAGCTCTCTGTTCTTTGTCTAAATTAGCTTTCAATACCTCCTTACAGAATAAATTCCAATCCGATTGCCATTCTTTAAACTTCTTTATGTACTTCTTATTCGCCATCTTCTTCAGAAGTAGCAGACTGCATTAATTCCAAAAATGGATTTATCGTTACATCGTGTTCTGTTCTTTCAATATATCCTCTATTCTTGCCTTTTGTTTTAAGGAAAAAAATTAATGATGTTTCTTTTCCCTCTCGTATATTCTTTAATAACATCGACTCCGCAAAATCGATGTTTGACTCTAATATATCGTCAACTGCTTTAGAAAATTTCTTATCTGTTCTACACCATCTGTAAAACGTCTCTCTTGATATACCCATTTCTCTACATGTTGCCGATATATTCCCCATTGTTTTTTCATAAAACCCAAGAGCAATTTTCTTTTTTTCTCTTACCGTCATTTTTACTCTTGCACTATCGTTTGGAGCTTTTTTTTTGTTTGTCATTTTTTGTAATTTATTGAATGTTAGACATCTTTTTTAGTTAGTCTGTAAATTACCTTTAATAGTAACAGCTTAACCTTGCGATTAAGCAGCTACCGTTTTCTTATTGTTTCACTTAAACCATATCATCAAATAATCCTTTCTCTCTCGGCTTTAATGCCTCATACTCTTCTCGAAAAAAGTCTTCTTTAGTCCTACCCCTCATCTTTCCTTTTCTCGTATGAATATCATACGTATATTCAGGAATTTGTATCGGTTCTTTTCTTACATCATCTATCCATTTTTCTACGTCCACATCTTTTCTGTCATAGATGAAGTTTTGGAGATGATCTGCATCCCTCGATTTCCTAACTTCACATAACAATATTACAGCCTTTGACACAAATATTCTACCTTTTGGGTTTTTTGCTTTTTTGTTAACTAATTCGTGTCCTTGCCATAACGCTTCGATTTCCGAAGTGATTAATCCATAACAATCTTCAGCAGAGATTGTGAAAAGTCTTTTCCACACATAATCCCTATAACCAGAATGCCATAGTTCCAAAGCAAAGAATCCAGCCACTTTTGCATCTCCCCTCCTAATTGCTTTCTGCATTGCACTGGCGACTTCATAAAAGTCGTACCCATTTACTGTTCTTAATTCATAGTTTCCCATATCTGTTTTATTTACTTTATTACATTGTAAATATAAGCATAATATTCGAATTATAAAAACATTTATATCCTAAATGTTGACTTAATATTATATTTTACACTTTTATTAACATGGAACTTACCTTTTTTTATTGATATGCTGTCGCCAAAGTATTTCTTTATAGCCAAAATAGATTTCATCTCTGTCTGACTTGAGCGGAACTCTGATAAACCGCCCGCATTAACAAAAGTATCTTTCTGAACGAAATGATACCTATTATCAACTAATATTTTCCTCTCTTTGTACAATACATATCCTGAAATCCAAAAATCTTCTTTCAATGGTATATCCTCATTCCAAACTGTATTTTCGCCATATATAACACCATAAGAACAACCAGTCACCCTATTTGTTAGTTTGTAAGGCTCAAACTCATTATACTGCATAGGAGTAGGTATATTACCGAAACCGAACAAACTAACACCTAAAAGTTTTGCAATACTGTATAATCTTTGAATTATGTTATACACTTCATCTTTATTCCTTATAGACGACGGCTCACCTTTACCTGCTGTAATATTCTGAACATATGCCACATCATCATCAATCATGAACAATTCCTTGAAGTGCTTTGCCATCCAGTTCCTCTTTGCTGGCAGACCTTTTATACTATCTGGGTGGCATACAATTTCAACATCTGGATTATAGTTTTTATAATCTTCTTCTTGTGATTCTGGGACACATAAAATCACATCTTTACATATCTCTTTTGTTAATACTCTATCCGCTCTTTTATAAGACGGTATTACTATCTTGCAGTGCATTAATTACGTCTTTTATGTGAATTACATTACTTTTTTGCGTTTTGTCGGACTTATAACTTTTCATTTTTTGCATTCCTAGTTTTTCTCTTAAGTAATTTGCATCTACTTCATCATCCGACACTATGATAAACAACTCATGCTTTTCCCCAACATTCGGTATTATAGGATAAATAGCATTTACATCATCTATGCTATTAAACCTTTTCATGAAGTCATCTTCATCCTCTATGTCGCTTAGAAAATCTTCAGGTATGTCAATACCACATATATCCAATATATCTTTACCCCAGTCATTTAAAAGTATATCAAAATCATACATTCCCGCCTGGTTGTTATCTTTAAGGACAAACTCCTTTTTTTGTTCTAATGTTAGATTAACCTCCTTAGACACCCATCCATCAGGAATCTTTCCTTCAAACAATGGTTCTATTTCTTTTAAGTTTTCCTTGCGATTATTTTCAATAAGGTATTTTTCTACTTCATCTCTACCCATGTTTTTTATTAGTTGAAGCGCCCTGCACCTCATAGTACCCCCCAAACAGACGTTATTCTCATCCACTACTATCGGTCTAATAGACATCATTTGAGGGAACATTAAAATAGAATCGGTAAGCTGTTTTAGCTTTTCATTTTTAATTATTCGAGGATTAGGAGGTAACCCTTCTATCTGACCCTCATTGTATATTATTTCTTGTAATTTCATATATTCTTATTTCTATTGTTTTAATCGAACAACTGTTACAAAAATACAGTTATTTATCTTAATTTGCAATTAATGAACAATTTATTGTCATAAATAAATCGTTTGTACCGTAGTGCTTTTTGTCTCATCTAAAACATAATATCCAACAATCTCTTTATTTTCGATAACAGGACGTATGTGCGACTTCCAATTTAAACCAAAAGCTCGGCAATACCAAAGCGCTAATTCAAACGCTTTTTGCTGCCTCTGTATCCTATTTGTTATCCTTGTTTTCATAATTCATAATCATAAATATTACCGACGACTTCGCATTCTCGTGGCTCTATATACTCATGAAAATAGTGCAAAAAAGACCACCCCATACGAAAGAAACCAAATGAAGCATATGTTTCTTCGTAGCGCACTTCTACTGGATCATCGTCGTCTATTTGTAAGAGGTCTCCTTCATAAATTTCTGTATCATTTTTGTCTTTCAGTTGTATATACTGACCAATTGTTTCAGGAATAACTTCTTCACAAACTCCACATCCCAAAGACCAGATTCCATTAAAATGTGATAAATTGTTTCCAGAAAGTATCCATGTTTTCCCATTTTCCCCTACAAATAGGTTGCCATATGTCCATTCACCATTATCGGTTCTTTTTCCTCTAAATTTGATTTCTCGTTCCATATTGTTTAATTTTATCGATTTTATTTTCGCTCTTGTTTATCCTTATTTATTTTTTCTATTGCTTCAAGAACGGTCATTGTTAAAATATTTTTAATTGTTTTTGGTGTTCAATTAATCGTTTCTTGCCAGCCTCATAATAGTCC